CTTCCACACGCGAGTCACCACCGGGGCCGGCGTGCCGGTCCACGTTCCCGGCGTCACGGTGAGCGTGTCACCGAGTGCGGTCGTGCCAGCCAGAACCGGTGCCTTCGTGCTAACCGGCTTCACCGGAGGAATGGCATCGCCTACCCCCCAGCCGTTCAGCTGCTTCTCGATAGCGCCCTGCGGGACGCCCCATCCGTTCATGCCGTAAGGAATCATGCGCGCGCTCCTGTGAACCGAAAACGGGGCGACGGGAATTACTCCCCGCCGCCCCGCGTGTCATCGACCGGAGCCGATGCTTACCAAGTGACGGCGGTGCGGACCTGCGTCAGCGCCGGCCGCAGGACAGCCCACGACAGCGGCATGATCATCCGCAGTGCAAGCGTGTCCGTCTGGTACAGCGAGCGCACCGGACCCTTGGTCGTCGCGGTGACGGCCTCGGTCACGTTGCTGATTTCCTCGATGCCGCCGGAAGCCGCATCGATGCTCGGGTCCGTGTTGTCCTCGTTGATCTCGATGATCGTGGCCTGATCGGAGGCCATGAACATCGGAGCGTCGAACGCGCTGGCGAAGTCCGCCGCGTCCACGAGGAACACGACCGACGACGGCACGTTGATGCTCGTCAGCACCGGGACATTCAGGAACCGGCCAGCACGAAGCTCGTCGGCGAACATGAATCCGCCAGCGACCGTCTGCACGAACGAAAGCCCCTGCACGCGCGCCGGATGCATGATCCAGACCGGCGAACGTCCACCGCGACCGGTGGCAAGCGCCTGCGTCATCGTGCGGATGTCGGTGAGGATATCCGCCAGCGTGCCGGTGCCGGTCTGCGCCGCAGTCGTCGCGCCGACCTGAATGCCGGCCGGGCGAACGCCCACGACCGCCGCGCCGCTGCCGAGCAGTGCCGCGTCGATGGCCTCGCCGGTGTCATCGACCATCGCCTTGCGCACGATGGTTTCGATGTTCGGCGTGGACTGCTCCACGATCTCGCGCGAGAACGTGCTGATGACCGCCATCTTGTAGGCGTTCAGCGTCTGCGAGGTGAAGCCGAGCTTTTTCACCGGGATCAGACCGGCCTCGGCGGTGAATGCGCCGGCCAGCGTCGGCGTTGCGGTGCGGCCCGGGATCTTGACCGAGTGCGCGCCGTTGAAGTTCAGCGACACGCCGCGGGATGCCAGCTGCGGGTAGATCGACACGGCGCGCAGCAGGTCCATGAAACCCTGCACGTCATCGCGCACGAGATCGGCGGCCCAGCCCTGCACGTTGGTCTTGGCGGGATCGACAACCGACTTCACGACTTCCAGCGCTTCGGCGTCGCGCGAATACAGGGCTTCGGCGACTTCGGTCACCGGGCGCTGCTTGACGTGCGACACGAGGCGGGACACCGCCGACTTCACGAGGAAGTCGCCAGCGTCACGAGACTTGCTGCGCTGGCCGATGACGGCGGGCGCATTGGCGGCGGCCTTCGACGCGAGGCTGCGCTCGGCGGCCTTGTACGTGTCGAGAGCCTTCTGCTTCGTGGCGATCTGTTCCTCGGCCACGGCGATCTCGGCGGCCTCGGCCTCGTTCGGTTCGCGGCCTTCGGCCTCGCACGCGTTGAGGATGGCGGACACGCCGTCTTTGATCTGGACAACTTCGCGCGAAAGCGCGTCGATACGGTCACTGGTCTTCATTGAGGTAACTCCCGGTGGGATTTGAGTGGATGCCTTGCGAACGGAACCGGCGACACTGCCGGGAGTCACGCGCGAAGCCTCTCCCGGCGATACGGCTACAGGCCGACCGGCAGCGGACTTCACGGCAGTGATGGTGGCCTGCGCGTTGGCAGGCAGGGTGACAGTGGACAACTCCATCCACTCCCACTCCAGAAACTTGAAACCGTCCCACGGCTTCTGCGGATCGAGCGGCTCGTGCTTGAGCGAACGGAAGCCGATGGAAAAGCCCTTCACGAGCTTGGCCTTGATTTGCTTCCACGCATCCTCGACGTAGTCGAGGCCGCTGTCCTTGGCGATGCGCGCCTTCACGGTGATGCGCTTGCCGTTGACGGCAGCCTCATACACTTCGCCGATGGGCATGCGCGAATCGTGCTGGTGCAGCAGGGGCAGCGGGAGCGTGAACTTCGCGCCCTCCGGCACCACGACATCGTTCATGCGATCCGGGCTGATCGTGCTGGCGATGCCAGTCAGGATGCGTTGCTCGCCGTCGTCCTCGACAGCCTTGATTTCCAGCAGGCCATAGGCGCGTTGCAGGTGATCGGACACGGCAGACTCCCTTGTCGCTGCCGGGCCGGTAACACCGTCGCCCGATGCGGTTACTTATTCGGCGGTGCTGGCGGCATCCGAGGAATCGGCGGCGGCAGTTGTGCGCGTTCGCGCTTGCCCGGTCGCTGACGGTCGGATGCAGTCATGCCGCGCGTTTTAACACCGGCACCCGTACCGGTCAAGAGATCATCGCCTCCGGGTCCGCCATGCCGTCCGCCGTGAGAACCATCCAACGGCTAACCGCGGTGATGAGCGCGACAGCCAAGTCAATCCGCGCCGCGGAATCGTGCTTGTTTTTCCGCGGGAAAATATTGCCCTTCTGATCCTCCTGCACCTCGACGCACGCGAGGCAGTAAGCCAGCACCGGGTTGCCGTCGTGCCGGACGCGCCCCTCGCGCACCATCGCGTCCAACTCCTTCATGGCCGGGCTGAAGTTCGCGACCGTCGGCCGCAACTCGATGACCGGGATGCCGTGCACCTTCTCCAGTCGCGACGCGAGATTGAGTGCCTGCCACGGGTCATACGCGACGTCGAGGATGCGGCCCTCGTTGCCGAGCGCCACGATATCCGCCTCGATGGTATCGAAGTCGGTGGTCTTCACGCCGGCCACCTTCAGGCCGCCGGAATTCACCCACACCGGCATCGCCGCGATCTTTGACGCCTCGACGGTATCCGCCGGCAGGTAACCGGTCGCGCGAACGTACAGGTAGGTGAAGTCGCCCTCGCGCACCGGGTAGATCGCGACCATGGCGGCGAGGTCGTGCTTCGTCGCGAGGTCGACGCCGACGATGCACTCGCGGCCTTCGAACTCGGCCCAGTCCAGACCGTTGTCGCGGCAGGCCGCCCAGTCGAGCGGCGACATCCACTGCTGCGACGCGTTGGTCCAGAGATTGAGATGCTTCTGCAGGAACGGCGCCTCCTCGGACGGCACCGCCGCTGCGCGCTGCGCCAGCGACTCGATCATGTCGGGGAACACCGACACGCCCCAATTCGGGTTTGCCTTGATCCACGTCTCCGGCTTCTTCCAGTCGTCCTCCGGGTCGGCCGCGTAGATGATTCCGAAAAAGCGTTCGTCGGTGACCGAGCCGTCGAGAACGCGCTCGGTGTATCGCCATTGCTGGTAGCCGATGCCGGACTGGTCCGAGCCGGCCGTCGTAATGCAGAGCATGAGCGGCTGCGCGCGCTTGCCGAGCGCCGTCTGCAGCACGCTGAACACCTCGCCCGATTTGTGCTGCGCCACCTCGTCCAGCACGGCAAAGTGCACGTTGAGTCCGTCGAGCGTCGAAGCGTCGCGTGACAGCGGCTTGAAGATCGCCGCACCGCCCGGTTCGATGATCGAGTGCCGCGCCACCTCGATGCCGAACCGCCGCAGGAAGTCCGGCTCGCGTTGCGCCATCAACCGCGCGGTGTCGAACACGATGCGCGCCTGATCCCGGGTCGTGGCCGCGGAGTACACCTCCGCGCCCGCCTCGCCGTCGAGCGCCAGCATACATAGCGCCAGTGCCGACACGGTCGCCGATTTGCCGTTGCCGCGCGGTACCGCCACAAACGCCTGCCGGAAACGGCGGAACCGCGTCTCGCGGTCAACCCACCAGAACAAACTGCCGAACACAAACAACTGCCACGGCTCCAGCTTCATGCGCCGGCCAGCAAGCGGCCCCTTCACATGGCGGAACATCTGCATGGCGCGCAGCATCCGCTCGCCCGCGGGAAAGTCGATGGTGAAACGGAACGTGCCGGCGTTGTCCTTCTCGACGTCATCGAAGTGACGCTGCACCGCCTGCATGGCGAGATGCCCGACCGGGATCCGCCCGTCGTGCACGTCCTGCGCGTACTGCAACGCGCGCGCGCAATTGGGGTAGCCATGCGCTGCAAGGTCCGCGTAGTCGGGAACCGTAAACGCTCCCGGCGGCGGACCGTCAGCTAGGACGGTTGGTACCTGCAGCAAGGTCAGCCCACTCCCCATCGAACGTCTCGTGGCTGGCGTTCAACTCCGCGAGCCGCACGCGGCCGACGGGCGAGGCGCCTAATTCCGTCAGCGTCGCGCGTAGCTCCCGCCACAACTCACGGGAGGCGCGCGCCCACGGCGGCTCGATGATGCGCCCGCTTGGCGTGCGCTGGATGGTGCCGAGCGTTCTACAACGGTCGTCGGCTTCGCATACCCGCGCCCATAGCCGCAGCGCGGCGAGAAACAGCGGGCCGTCGCACGTCCCGTGCGTCGCCGGGTTGTAGACGTGCACGAGCAGCCACTGCCAGAACTGCTGGTCGCGCTCCGTCAACTCGACGCCCGGCGGCAGCACGGGCGCACCGGACAGCTTCGGCTTGTCGTTGCCGACGATGTCCGACGGGTGCGCGGCCGACAGCGCGCGGATTGCGAACGGAATGCCCTTACGTCCCGGCGTCGCCACGGTCCCTCCTTGCGCGGCCCCAGCCGCCGTCCTCGGTTGCGGTCTTGCGCGAGTGGCATGGCGCGCACACGCCCTGACAATTTGCGCGGTCGGCGAACAGATATACGTCGCCGTCGTGCGGTCGGATGTGATCCACCTGCGTCGAAGGCGCACGACCGCACACGCGGCACACCGGTTCCTCGCGCAGCACGCGGACGCGCAGCCGGCGCCACGCTGCCGTGTTGTACAGATGCCGCGCCTGCTTGTTTTCGCGCGCCGCGTCCTCGCGCGCACGCCGCTCGGCGACTGCCCGCGGCTGGCGAATGTTCCACTGCGGGCGATGGATCCGCATCACGCGGCCTCGGCAACCGGCACGGGTACCGGATGGATCGAATCGAACAGCGCGCCGTCCGATTCGCGCGTGGCTTTCAGCCCGGTGTAGTCCTGCCAGCGCTTGACGATGACATCGACGTACGGCATGTCCAACTCGATCAACCGCGCCGACAGTCCAAGTCGCTCGCACGCGATCAACGTCGAGCCGGAGCCGCCGAACGGATCGAGAACCGTATCGCCCGGCTGCACCGAATTGCGCAGCAGCCGCTCGATGAGCGCCACCGGTTTCTGCGTCGGGTGCAGATCCGAGCGCTTCGGCCGCTCCTCGGAGATCACCGACGTCGCCGCCTCGCTCACCACGGCATCACCCGCGACCACGAACGTCTGCGTGCCGACGGTTATCTGCCAGCGCCCGTCGCCGAGCGGCACGAACGGCGAGCCATCGTGCAACTCGGCCATGGTCGTCTGCTTACGGTCGCCGAGCCAGCGATGCGCGGCGCCCTGCCGCCAGCCGTACAGGATCGGCTCGTGCTGCCATTGGTAGTCGGAGCGGCCCAGCACGAGTGAGTTTTTACGCCAGATGAGGCAGCCGGACAGCTTCAGCCCGGAGTCGATGAACGCGCGGCGGAAGTTCAAGCC